TTATGCGTGTGCTTCTAGTCGCGCCAAGCGCTCCTCAATTTCCTTTTGTTTGGCGATAGTGGCCCTGGTGATCCAGAACAACAACTCTTCCTTACGGAAGGAATACTCGCCCCCTGCGGGCTGATATTCCTGAACGACTTCACTGCCTGCCTCCTCAGCCTCAGAAACAAGGATTTCGCGTTCAGGCACTTCAGGTTCGAGAACAACACCATTCTCTATCACTGCTGGCCGGGCGCGAATCGTTCGATAAACAGCAGGCTTAGCCTCCCACTCTCTAATAATCTCTTCTTGCTCTTGCCATGAGTCGTAGCAGTAACAGGCGTAATCCGTCCAGTTCAACCCATGCTTGCCCATAACTTCAATGGCTGCTTGAACTGTCGGGCCGGAGTGCAATCGGGCATCATCGCCTTCTACAGCATATCTGGCCAACCATTGCCATACCCAGGGTAGCTGGGCAACCTCATAGAACGCCGCGTTCTCTTGATCGGTGACATTTCGAGGGTCAGTTTTTCTCGTCGCATCTGACAAACTGATTGAGCCGTTGGCTGCATACACCTGAGACCATCGCTGCCCAGGGTTACCACTCGACATAGTGTTGTCAGTGCCTGGGCTGAGTGTCGTTGTGTTGAAAAATATACGCCCCAGCGAACCATCAGCAGTATTTTTGGCATTGAAGTAGAGGGAACCAAAAGGATTGTGTCCAGATAAAACGGTCCCCAGCGTGTTAAGCGTCCACTTTGTAATGAAATTTTGCAGGCGTCCGCCTTCCGGTACCGAGCCAAACCGGAAACCAGCCGTGTCACCTTCTCCATTAACGAACCCCAGTGAATTGGCCCCGCTTGAGGCGCTCCTGACTCGAATGATACCGGGATATGAGCCGCTTAATGCCCGGTTAGCCCAGTTCATATCGAGAATCTGCGGATAACATTGGTTCAATTCTGGATCTGCGAAATTTCCAAGGCTTGAAATCGAAGACGCATTATCGAAAATAAAGGAGGCAGGAACTGAAAGCCGCGGGGGCGTTGAGCAATCATAACGTAGAACGCCATTATATCCTGCAAAGACCCCCCAGCAATGCCACCAACTGTCATCGGTTGATCGCAGGGTGACATCGCCCTCAAACGTCATGTTCGACCAGCTATAGTCGCATGTGCACTTGGTCATGGTAATGGCGTAAGCTGGGCTGCCATTGGTTGAGCCAAAGAAATTGATACCAAAATAGTTGTTGTAAATATGAAGATAACCGCCGTTTCGCGACTCAGCGCAGAACCCGTCGTTATAATCCAATATCTGATTTTGGATATTGTCCCAGGAATTTCCGTGGAATGAGTTATCTCCACTGGTCGTCAGATAAGAGATATTCTTATTACCACGGTCAATTCGCATGTTAGAGAAGCGATTGAACTCAGTAAATGACCCGGCGTGTTTATTGTGGAGCTGGACGTTAGTGTCAAAGAACCTGACGTTCACGTTATTGACCTGGGCGAAGCAGCACCCCTCAAGGTCGATGCCGATACCTTGCCGGTTAGACCCTTGTGCGGGTCTAAGGGTCATATTGAATACCCCACGTGGGGTATTCGTACCAGACCCACCGCGAATAGATATGCAAGCAGCACCGGGCGTCTTTATACGGGAATAAAGCGTTGTATTGTCTACACCTTCCCCGAACAGGGCTACGCCATCACTCCCATAGTAATTTTCACCACCAATGTTAAGGTCTTCATCAACAAGGTATTTAAAGCCGCCAGGGACATGTACACAACGGCCACCAAGTTGATTAGCAACGTAAATAGCCATTTTAAAGGCCGCAGTATCATTGTGACCGGTATCTGTTAGTGGGTTGTAGTCTCCTTTAGCCCCAAACATCTGAGGGGTGATGTAGAGAATGGCAGACTGTACTCTGCCCCCCTGAGGGAGGGTAACAGAGTCATCCGTGACTTTTTGAATGGCTGACGCCATCTGATTAAAGGATGATTTCTCAGGGTTAATATTAGCCATACCCAATATGGATAACATTTCGGCCTGAACGATGTTGAACCAGTCAGCACCCGGCCAACTGATACCGCCTTGCTGGATACTTTCGCCGAACCAACGCGGGGTATTGCTCATTGGCTCTTTGGGTTCCGGCATGTCAGGCACGCCACTGGTGTTGTCTAAATGAAACATTACGCCTCCCTTACGGCTTCTCTGGCCAGGTGATGTCGGTGCTCGCGGTAGCCACGCGGTTCAGCTTCAGGCGGTATTCTTCCCACTGTGTCAGCTTGGATTTTTCGCTGTCAGTGGCCATGCCTTTCTCGATGGCATAGGTCAGCACTGCGATTTGCTCGGTGGCGGTAGCCAGTAGCTTGGCTTTCTGCCGTTCGGTCTGATCGGCGTAATAGCATCGTTCGGCGAAATCATCTTTCACCCAGCGCTTGCCATCCCATTGCTCAAAGCGGCCGGGAGCTAACAACGTATAGCCTTCTGACAGCGGCCCTACCTCAGTGATGGACATCGGCTCTTTGGTGTCGGTGCGGTAAGCGAGCTGCCCACGCAGGTCTTTGACGTAAACCCATTCGGTGCCGTTCCACTGCACCACGAACGTCGGTTTGGCATCTGGCGGGGCAACAAAGGTGCACCCCTCCGGCATGGTATAGTAGGCATCAGGCACGATGTGCTTATTGCCATTGCTCTCGTAGAACGCCTGGCCGGTTTTATCTTCAACCTGCTGCCATTGGCCATGGTTGAACAATAAAACGCAGTCTATTGCCGCTGCGGGTGGCTCAAGGGTAATAGCCCACTCTGGCAATGACTCTTGCAGGCTGGAAATAACAAACCCCTGGCCGCGCTCATTCCAGTATTGCGTCCCGCGAATATCATTAACGTAATGCCAGGACTCGCCATTAAATACGCCGGTCTCCCCCTTATTGGGTTCGCAGGGAATGGATGTGGTGCTGGCGGGTAATCCCATATTGGCCGGAATATGCATAAATACGGACCCCATATAAGCGCCGTCGGCATCATATTGATAAATCCACAAGGCCTGGGGTGATGAAGAAAATGAAAATGACATTACGCTAACCTCACGATGGCGTTAAAGGCGATGTTTTTGACGGTATTTTCCGCATTGCCGGTGGTGGCAATCCAGGCGGTATGCGCGTGCGGCCCGATGTAGACGGTGTGATGGTGCGCCGGGGCTGTACTGGTATTGTTTTTGGTGTAGTTGCCTGTGTTATCCGTGCCGGTATAAAAATCGCCCCAGACTGTGCCAGGGGCTGCAACGCCGCCCTGATGGAAGTGTTCGTTATCGTCGCTGGTCTGCTTGGTGCCCAGGTCAGTGCTGTTGATGGTGATGCCGTGCCCATGTGATTTAATGCCATCGGCCTCGTACGACAGAAGAGAACGCCCAGAGGCAGGCAAGAATTTTATCGATAGCCCGCGCATGTCTGGGATAATGCCGCCTGGATAGGCTTGTGCCAGGCGCGGGTAAGCCGCCATGTTAAAGCTCTGCCCCAACATCAACGCAAAGCCGTTGGGAGCGGCGGCACCAGGCCAGGCCAACGGAATTCCTGGTGGTAGCATGTAGTCAGATGAGAAAGTGCGAATGGCCCTGGCGAACTGGTCGAATTGCGATTTGTCCGGGGTAATATTGGCCAGTGCCAGGACATTCAGCATTTCCATCTGAATAATATTGAACCAGTCCGCGCCTGGATAACTTGGTTGTACACCGTCACCACCTTCGGTAAAAAATCGGCGGCCGGTAAAGAGCACCGATTTAACTGGCGGCATATCAGGCACGCTGGATGCGTTATCCAAGTGATACATAATTACACCTCGTATAAAAAATCATAATCGTGACCCGCTAGGCGGTAGCGGCGCAGAAAACATTCCAGGATTTGTGCCTGATAATTGATTAATGGCGTCAGGACATTACTGATACTTTTAAACCGGATCATCGGCATATCGGTGACGGTCACCTGCATAATGAAACGGTATTTATGGGAATGAATCGGGTACATAATATTGCGCATCACATGGTGCGGTAATATTTCCGTGACCTGGACGGTAAATCCCAGCGCATCTTTTACGGCCTGCTCAATTTGCCAGGAGGCCAGGCCAGCTTTACGGTGGTATTTTTCCACCACGGCGTCGCGGCGGCGCTCAAAGCCATCGGGAATGGCATTACAATCCGGCAAGCCCAGATAGTCCTCCCATTCTTCCAGCAACAGTTCGGTGGTCTCCGGGCGCATCTCTTTAATTAACAGGTCAGCGTTCGTTTCCACCGTGTTTAAACGCCCGCTAAAGCCCCTGAGAAGGGACGTTAACGCGGCGGTCTGGTCGCGTGGCCAGGCTTTACCTCGCGGCATGAGTTGCTGAAGCACGTCGTGCCATTCATCTAGACTATGCGCCATGTGACGGCCCCCAGGGTGTTCAGCTCGTAGTTTTGGCTGGGCTGGTTAGTGGTCAGATTCAGGTCATAGTCCGACACACCGGTCGCTGCACCAATAGCCGTGCGGATGGATGACAGCAGCAGCGTTTCACCCGGTGACAGCGAGCGGAACAAGGCGTTCAGGCTGAGCATCACGGCGCGGCGCGTGGCTGCTGTGTCCGGCACCAGGCGCACCGTCATGTCCAGCGGCTTTATGGTCAGCGGAATGGCCCATACCTCGACACCGCCAGGCTTCCCCACCCAGGTACCGGTGGCCGGGTCTTGATGGCGAAACAGATAGGCTTGCATCACCGTTCTGTCGGTCTCTGTCGGGATAATGTCACCCCGTTGGTCATAGACCCAGGCCAGCCCCACGGTACCGATGCCGTGCCAACCATCGAACGCCCAGGCGCGGCTCACGCCCGCTGTTTCCGTCGCCCAGATGACGAAATCATGCAGCGCACCACCGACGGGCGGATTGCGCTTGCGATACAACAGACGGGCCAGTAGTTCACTGATGGTCTCGATATCAGCGCCACCGGATACGCCTTCGGCTGCAACCACACCGTCGCTGTTGACACCCGGCACCGGGGAAATCAACGTGAGCACGTCGCCACTCTTCAGGTTGCCACGTGTGCCGACCTCATCCGCCTGGACGGTGACGCGCACCTTGCCAGCGGAAGGGGACTCTGTGGCGATGACGTGGCAGCGGATGCCGTCCTGCGTCTGCATTTCTGTGTCCAGCGGCAACGTATTGTTCCCGGTGAATATCACCGGGCCAGCCGCGTACTGCGCCGCTTTACGAATAACGCCCTCGTTGCGGGCGGTATCAATAATGGTGTCGTCATCGGATTTATCAGACGGGATGATTTGATTCACTATCCAGGTCTGATAATCGTAGACATCGCGGAGAGCGCCACTAAAGGCGATATTTAACGCCCGCTCTACACCGACAATCGGTACCTGTTGATTTAATTCAACTTCCAAGTCCTGAATGCCGGTGCGAATAATCTGGCGTGTTGTCGGTACATTAAAGGGCATTTTCCATCGCCTCCCAGCGTTTCTTTATTTCTACGGTGAGTGCGGTTTTATCGGGGCGGGTCAGTACAATACTGAGCGCCAGCCAATTTATACGGGGTATGGTGGCAATAACCTGAGCGCTACGGGCGTAGCCGTAACGTAATAAAGGTTGCAATGATAGGGTGGCGTAATTTTCCGCACGTAGCCGAATTTCTTCAGTGAGCTTTTCGCGGTCAATTAACCAGAGTTTGGAACCCCAGGGGAAATCACTGAAAGAGTCGCCGGGCCAGCCGCGACGGTCATCGGTACCGTCGGGTAGCTCGTCGCTAATGTCTGCGCGGACATCGGTGAATAAGCAAATCAGCACTAAAGAAACAAGGCCCTCGTCAAGCGAAAGGCCATTGTGTTCTATCTCAATATCGCCACAGGCGGGCAAATGCCAATTTACTTTGATGGTCATAACGGTTTCGTTGTATTAGCACCGTCGCCATCCCTATGAATATGGTCAAGGAAACTTTTCTCCCCAACCGTTATATCTTCACTGAAGATGACTTTACCGGTGACATTAATGAGTTTACTCACAATGTCACAGGACTCTTCAGCGACCAGATTAACCGTCTTCCCCCTTATTTCTATTACACCGTCTTTCTTGAGGGTGATGGTGTGGCCCTCACTGTGATACAGGCAAACGTCGCCGGGGTCTAGCCCTTTGGGTCGGGATTTCTTGTCCTCGACGGCGATGGCCACTAGGCCGGAACGGCGACCACCCACCGCGACTACAATGGCCTCAGACCCCACTGGCGGCACCGATGACATGCCATAGTTCTGGAAGCGTTCCACGTCGTCGTTGGTCTCATCTGCCAGGCTTTGCACCTGAAGGTTCTGCCGTCCCAGGCTGTCGGTCACGATACGTACCACGGCACGGTCAACCATCAGGCGCAGGCGGCGGCCGATGGCACCGATAGAGCGCGCGACATTGCCTTCTTTCAGTCCCATGTTGCCCCCACAGTTGCCTTTTTCTTGCCTTTCTTGCCCTTGGCTTTTTCTGCCGGGATATCCATAGACTCCGGTGGTACCAACGACAGTATGGTGACGCGGCCGGAATCCCCCTCCATGAATGACACGGTTTTAATCAGCCAGGTCACATCCAGTTGCTGTATGGCATCCTTCACAACCACCAGGCGATTGAGCTGCCATAAGGGGCCGGTCTCGCCGTTCTCCCGCCAGCCAGAAACGGTGATCTCGGTGGTGTTGGCTTCGCCTTGCATCCGGGCCTTGTACCATTCGCCGCGTGCACTGGCACCACCCACCGTCAGATTATCCTCGTTGACCAGGATTTTCGGACGGTAGCGGGTGATCTCACTGTCGGTCACCACCACCTGGCGGCCGCCGATCACTTTCGTCGGCTGGTCATCCCAGGTGGTACCGCCAGCAGCAGCCGAGCCTTTGACAATGTACTGGCTGGCGCGGCCCTGCCAACTGAAGCGGCCACGCGCCGCCAGGATATTATCGCCCAGCACCAGCGCCACACCGGCGCGTTGGGTTGAGGCACGAGTAATAACCAGTCGCCCCCAGGCGTCGGAAGTAACCAACACACCACGCTGTTTGGCCAGTCTGTCCAGCAGCTCAAACACGGTTTCGCCTTGCTCCAGTGTGATACCGCTAAAGGCCTCGCCGGTGTCGGTCTCGTTGATGACCTCGATACCGTAGGGCTTGCAGAGGGTAGCGGCGAGGGTCTCCAGCTTCTGGCCGCGCCACTGGCCGGATTTATCCACCACGGAGCTGTCGACCAGGTCGCCGGTCTTGTCACGGCCCAACACACGTATTGCCACGTTCTCAGCGTCATAGCTGGGAATGAAATCATCAATGTATCCGGTCAGCACGCGATCACTGCCGATGTTGACCACACAGGCCATACCCGGCTTGATAGCGCGTGGTGCGGCGGCAGACCATCGCGCGGTGATGGTGAGATCAAACTCACCAGCTACGCTCTCCAGAGAACGGTTGATGGTCATATCCGTCCAGCCACCCCAGATTTTCCCGTCAACATTCAGGGTTAATTCTTCACTCATCACCGACCACCTCAATCACCTGAACCGGCAGGATAAACGCCGGATAGCGGAGACGGTTACGAGTCACCAGCTCATCACGCTGTTCGGCATCACCAGTTTCACGCCAGGCCAGCAACATCACCGGCGTGGTCTGCCGGGGTGACACGCGGCGCAGCTCCGGCAACTGGACGCTGCGAATACGCACGTCATTGACCACGGCAAAGCGCAGATCCCGCAGCGAGCGCCACAGGTCTCGCTGGCCGGACTCCACGGCATCAATGGCCTGTTCGCCCAAACGTTCGGCCAACTCATCGCCGGTGCTCTGGGCTTCCTGGCTGGTTTCGAAGGTTGCGGTGGCCACCGTCTCCGCTTTAGCCACCAGGGAGGCGACGATCACCAGTTGGCGGAAGTCATCGATATTGGTCTGCATGGCATCAGAGACCTCGATAGTGGAAGAACGCGTGACGCTGCTGGCAAAGCCGGTATCCACATTGACCGCGATATTATCAGCCAGGGATTTGGTCGCTGCCTGGGCCGCGCGTTCACCGTCCCATTTATCCTGCAATTGGTCATAGACCTGAAGCGCCCAGGGAGCTTCAGTCACCAGGTCTTTCACATCGCTGATGAGGTTGGTCACATCCCGGACCAACTCGCCAGGTGAGGCCACAATGATACCTGCCAGGTCTTTGAAGCGGTTGAGCCTGTCCATCCACTCATTCAACGCATTCGGCAACGTCGGCAGGTTGATGACAAAGCCCTGCAGGTCATCCAGCAAGGTGTCCACCATGTTGCCAACGCCGTCCAGCGCGGCAAAGTAGTCGCCGTTGGCCAGCGCCGCTTTGACGCTATCGGCTGCGCTGAGCGTGGTGGCTGTGGTGTCTTCCTGCTGGGTCGGGAAAAGCTGCTCACCTGCCTCGAATACCTCGAAGGAGACATAGGCAATGCCGCCTTCTTCAGTGCTGAGCTTGTGGGTGACTTTCCCCGCCTGAACCTGCTGCACCCCAAACCAGGGGTGTACCAGTTCACCCGGCCCCGGTGTGTTCAGTGCCGCCAGCAGGCGATTGAACTGTGCCTGATAATCGTTCCCCAGCAGGATGCCGTTAATCTGTTGCTGGGTCAGAACGGCCCCGTGGTCTTCCGTCCAACCCACTTCCTTTTTGGGGTAGGCATGGGGGATCGCGCGACGGCCACCAGTGCCTTCCACATCAACGAAATAGAAGGGAACGCCGCGAAAAGAGGCATCGCGCAGTTCTTCCCACTTGATTGCGGCCATTAATCCTGCTCCACATTACTGATGCCGGTTTGTGCGCTCATCGTCACGCCCGGTGTATTGATTTTGACGCTGGTCACCTGTACCCGGTCATCCTTAACGGACACCTCAATCTTGCCCTGGAGCTGAGGCGGTACCATCGGGTAACTGCCCATTTGGTTCTGAGGCTGTAACGACGCCCAGGGGGACGGGTCTTGATAGGTCGGGGCTGACGTAAACCAGTTTTTAACATCGTCCCACATGGTTGAACGGTCGGCATTTTCCTTGGCTCGCTTTAGTAGCGCCGCTCGCTCCTCGTCGTTTTTGGGGAATGGGACTAATGACGCGATTTCAGTTGCGGTGTTTACGGCCATTCCGACTAATCCACCCGTATTGCTTTTGGGCTTTTCCTTACCGTCAGGAAGACCAGGGAGATCACTTCCACCCATACCGCCACCAGGCATGTTAGTGACATACACCGGCATAACCCCGGAACCAAACACATCGGCGATACCGGACGGGATACCTTTCTTTCCGGGACGCAAAAAGTCATAGGTGCCTTTACCAATCTGGAATGCCTTGCGAGCCACCAACAGCCCCCCCGTGGCGATGGCCACGTTTTTGCCAATCTCTAACCAATTTTGGACGGTGTCCTGGTCAACAGAGTTAAGCGCGTCAGCCAGCTCTTGCACCGGCTTAGCCAGTTGGTTAGTGGAGAACTTGTTCCAGACGTTATTGAGGCTTTGCATTGCTGAGGTGAAATCTTTGGCCGCATAAGCCGCATCATTCATGATGCCGGTGCCATCTCCGACCACAGCTTGATATCGCTTGAGGTTCTCTGCGCCTTTACCCGATGTGACACTGCTGATAAGTAGGATACTGTCTTGGTTAAACCCTGCGCCCAGCAAGCGGGCATTCTGAGCCGCAGCACCTTTACTGCCTGACTTTCTTGCCAACTCGGCGAGTAGAACGGGTAGCTCGCGCATCAACCCATCCTTACCAAATACATTTATGCCATTTCTTTTTAGCTCTTTGACTGTATTTGGTTTTTGCAGGTCACGAATGAGGTTTTCAGTCGCTGTTGCTGCCGTGTCGCGGTCTCCAGTCGCATCAATGGCTGACTCCAGCACTACGCCAACATCTTTTACCCCAGAAACTCCACGACCACCTGCTGCCGAGTACATCGAGAAGGCTCTAACCCCTTTTTCAGCAATATCTTTTAGCTCGAATGCACCTTCCTTACCCAGCTTATTCAGCGTATCCATCGCCTGTAAGGTCTGTTGCTGCGTTTGTAACTGGAACTTAGTAAATTGCGAAAACAATGCGCCAATGGACTCACCCGAGCCACCAGATGCAGCGATAGATGCAGCCATTATGTCGCGATTTTTATAACCAAAATCAATTTCACCAGTAACCGTGGCCACTTTCTCTACTGCGCTAACAACCTCACTGTCATCGACCTTGAATTTGATAGAGGAGTCTTGCATGCCGCTCAGCATGGCGGCCATTTCTACGCGGGTTTTCTCTGCGGCAATCCCCATCATCGTCATACGGCGATCAACCTGAGTAAACTCGCGCAGCATGGCCCCCCCAGCAAACCCGGCAATAGCCGCTGTATAGCGGTTACCCAACTGATCAAGCCCACGACCAGCAGCCTCGCTCGTGGCTTTGACGACAGACATGGCGCGCTGATTGCGCTGGGCGAACTCTGACATGTTGGCACCGTACTGGCGGGCCTTAGCCGTCAGGTTACCCGCCAGGTTGATGATGATTTCGGTATCAAGGCGCTTTGCCATGCTGCTTCCTCAACTGAGCTGTGATGCGGAACAGTTGCCGCAATGGCAACTGTTCCAGGTAAGACACGCTGAACCGCGCGGAAAGGTTGACGAGTAAGTTACTGAGCGCCGTCGCCAGCGGCATCAGTTCGCCCCCGCTGGCTAACCTCTGTCAGTAGACCGTCAATATCATCCGCCCGTTTGGTTAGCAGCTTCAGATCTTCGGGGTGAAGCTGGTAAATCTGCTTCAGACTCAGCGGGCCTGGAATACTACCGATCGCGGCAATTTGGCGGCGTAGCATCTCCAGCCCCATCATGACCTCGGAGCAGTAGGCTACAGCCTTGCCGTTATCAGCCAGAACTATCCGTTCAGAGGCCAACTGAGATTCCACCACATCCTGGGTGGTCAACTCGCGCAGCTCCACGTCCATATGGGTGGTTTCATCCGGTGAGCCTTTGCCGGTGACCAGGCCGTAGATCAATGTCACTGTCATCTTGGCCATGGTTATACCTTCACGCACTTGGTGCCGATGAACGTCACCTCAATTTGGCCGTTGTCTTCCGCCAGCGTGGCCGGGTTCTCTGCGGCCGCGCCGGTCATCATGTAGCTCAGACCGTTGTCACCTTCGAACATCACGGTAACGTTCTCCATGTTGCCGATTTCAATCACGTCCATATCCTCTGCGGCCGCGATGGTCATCTGGATCGACGGGTTGGTAATCTTGCGCGAATAGCCCCAGTTCTTGCCGCCACCGCTGTGCATCGTGCGGGCATACCCACCAGGGTTTAGCGTTGAGGTTCCCTTGGTCTTGATTTCCCGGCCATTCACGCGAATGGCTGCTGAGCCTAAAATCATGTTGCCCCCTTAGAGCTTGAACTGGATCAGACCCGCCAGAACGCGGAGCTGGTTGATAATGTTCGGGTGAATGATGAAGTTCAGCCGGTTGCGGTCACTGGTGTCACGGGTCACAGAAAGCGTGGCTTTGTAGTCGTCAAAATCTTCCACCAGTCCGGCAGGCTCCAGCTCGGTGATGAAGATATCCAACAGCTCCTGGGTGCAAAGCTTTGGTGTCATGACAGGTTGACCCGGCTCCAGCGTGTCCAACGCATCATCGTCAGCCAGCTTGTGGCGTGGGTAACGGTTGGTGAACCGGTTCTTGATGACGTAGCGGATGTGGCCCAACGTCGCCGGTGACGTGATATCCAGGTAAGAGGTATCCGCATCCCCAAAACTGTTTACCCGATAGGTGGTGATCTCCCGCTCAATGCAGACGCTGCCACCGGCATTGACGTAATGGGTGGCCACACCATCAAACAGATGGAGGTTGCGCTCAACCATATCCCAGCGCACCTCTTTGGCGGGTGGCAGGATGCCAGGCAGTGCCAGGGTCTGGAGTGGCCGCGCCGGGTCAATCGCCAGATGATACGCCGCAATACCCGCATAGGCCGCCGCCCACAGGTAAGCCGGTTGCGGTGCCAGGTTGGTGCCAAGCGAGGTGATCAGGAAGTCATTGCGGGTATTACCCCATGTGCCGGTCTGCGCATGAGTGCCGCGCACGGCAGTGTAGGCAATCGCCTCGACCATACGCATCGGCCCCCAACGGTTTAGCAGCTCGTCACGCAAGGTGTTCAGGCTGGCTACATCGTTGAACGGACACACAATATGGTTGAACCATTCATCGCCCAGGGAGGCAATGATCGCCGCCATATCCGGGGTACCGGTACCGCCCGTGAATGCTGAGATTGCTACACCCAGCCCGGCCGGGGTCTGTTCACCGACATAGTAGTTGACGCGCACATCCAGGTCATTGGTGGTCAGGCCTGTCCCTTTCGCGGTTAACACCACAGTGCCGGTCTCATCTTCTTTCACCGCAGCCGTGACCGGCAAGGTGGCCACAGCGTTGACAGCAGCAACAATGGCGGTGGCTACGGTGGCAGCAGTCGCCGCTGCGTTGACGCCAACCTGAACGGTGACGCCACACACCAACAGGGCCAGCGTACCGGCAGCCGTTGCTGACCCCGTTACGACCAGTTCGCTACTGGCTGATTTTCCCGCAGCAATGTCGCCGATCCCCATAGCCCAGGTCTCGGTGTAACTGTTACCTTTACGCAGGGTCTTGAGCATCTCCGCCAGCATGGAGCCACGGCCATACAGGTTATCGGCGGTGCTGTCGCTGGTGATGCGGTTCTGCGTCAGGGGGGCGGCGCTGCCGTTGGCCAACTGCTGGCCAATGACCAAGATTTTATGTTGTTGTGCCGGCGCGCTGTCGAGCGCCATCGAGTTGTCGATCTCGATGTACACCAGCGGCACCCGAACATCATTAGGGATTGGCATTATTTACTTCTCCGTCTTGGTGGATTTGGGTGCCGCTGCTGCCTGTTCTACAGGGGCCGCTTCGGTCTTCGGGGGAGCAGCGTCGCTCACGGCAACATTGCCCTCGGATTGCGGCGTGGTGAGGTCGCTTACGGCCACATCACCTTCGGCAATACGGCGCAACCAGTAGGCAGACAGCGAAAGGCTTTCCCCCTCGGTGGCCAGGTAGGTGCCGTCTGGCTTGCGCACATGCACGTCACCTTTGGGCTTAAGGTTCTTGGTCTTCATCATCCTGTCCTCTCACGGGGATAACGGCTTCAATAACAGGGACGCCGCCGTTTGGTGTTGCGGTCATCCCCAGACGGAGGAAATCAGGTAACACACTGATATCCGTTTCTTCGTCGAGCTTAAATTCCTGATTCCACATCACCGCCCACATGGTCACGCCCAGGTCATCCAGGCTGCCGCTGTAGATGTTGTCGGCGGAAATGTCGGATGCCTTGCGCTCCGCGCCCATACCCTTAGCCGCAGTCGGTTGAGCCAGGCGGCGGCACACCTTGCCGGTCATTACCTCAGCACGCAGGTCACGGCCATACCCCCAAGAATTGGTAGCCATCACGTAGGCTACCCAGGTGACCAGCCCCACGGTGCCACCGGCTTCATGCCGGATATCCCGCACCCGCAACGCAGCTACGCGTATGGAACCGTTGCGGTCAGACAGGTGCCGCTTAACCTCATCGGGGGTGTTGAACTGGCCAATATGTCGCTCAACCTTGCGCACCTGGTCAGGGTTGTCACCTTCCAGATCTTGTTGCAGCCAGGCGACAATCCGCTCAGCGGCGGCAACTGTGCTGCCGAGGGTAACCAGGCTTGGGCGTTCTTCACTCACGGCAATACCTCTTTCCAAAAGTCGCCGATGATATGCATCAGCTCGTCACTGTTCTGGGCTGACAGGCCCAGCCATTCACGCTGTGGAATATCCATCATCCGGGTATGAGCCTTCACGGACTGCCACACCGGATGTTTGAGCGCCCGACCAAACGCCTGTTTAATCAAGCGCTGGTGTGCATTGATAGACACGCTGCCGCTGAAGCCGTCCTGGTGAGTGCGCCCATACGGCAACGGTGTACCCACACGCACCTGGTTACGTTCGGTGACATAGGTCACGCTATCGAGCAGGTCACCGTTGCCTTGCAACAGGCTCTGGTTTCCCTGGCGAGTTTTGGCGTAACCGTCTGACCACGTGTCCCAGGCCTGGCCTGTTGGGGATTGCTTCTCATCGCTAATGCGGCGGCGGGTCTGGGACTCCGCCACTGCACCTATGCTCTCCAGCAACTCGCTGCGCAGACTGCTATCTGCCAGCTTCTCCATGGCGCGTTTGATATCGTTGAGCTTCCCAGCCCCCAGGAATTCGACCTGGATCCCCATCAGAGCACGCCCTTCAAACTATTGCGGGTAAACAGGCGCGTGTTCTCGCCGGTCATGATGACCTTGCCGCTGTTGCCTTCAGTCGGTTGTTCTAACGTCGGCAAGCCCAGGTCACGCTGGCCACTGGCGATCTCTTTCAGCGTTTTGATGGCATCCTCATAGCGTTTGCGCACCAGCTCAGTCGCCTGGTTATCGCGGTCAGCCAACCAATAAAAAGCAATGGATACCGCCACCCGGATCAGAATGCGGGGAACCGCAGTTTCTAGCGGCAGCTTGTACCGGCGCGACAGTAACGAATTGATTTCCTCGTCCGTATCCTCCAGCGCCTGGGTGATAGCGGCCTCATCGAGCTGGTCGGTTCCCTTTTTGATGGCGTTATTCCAAACGTAATCACCGTCTGCAACCATCAAATCTTCACGGGTGGCGTATCCCATTATTCCCCCTCGGCGTCAGTGACGACGGTTTCTACTACTGTGACCCGGAGGTTCGGCTCAGCCTTCAGCCGCTCGGCTGTCGCTGCGCTGATGAATGGCGCAACTATGTTGGCCGCGCGCTCGGCGTTATCACTGTCCGGGTCATCGCAGACGAACGCATGGACGCCTTCTTGTGGCCAGAACTGTCCGGCGCGGTAAAAGCCGTTGGCTGAAACCGCCTGCACCAGCAACACTTCAACACTCGCAGGCTTTTCAGTCTCTTCTTGGCCCAGAATGGCGGACTTAATGGCCTGGATCTTATTGCGTGACTCGTCATCCAGTTGAGAACCGGAAACACTCAGGGTCACGATGGTATCGCTGCCGGTTAGCTGAGGTGCTGCCGCATCCGGTTGCGGTGCCGCACCGGGCTGGATAAGTGACTGATAGTGTCCCGTAAGAGCTGGCGCAATAACCGGCGCTTCAGCAGTTTTGCCTTTTTTCTTATCAGCCTTGCTGTCTTGCTGCGACTGCACTTTGTTTGATTGTTCACTCACTGTTCCATCCTCTTTGGGTGACTTTATCGGGTGGTTAAACACCCGATAAAGAAGGGATAACAACGCTTAAAGAAGGCTTAACCGCCAGACGGTGGCGCAGCAGGCGTCACGATGAACGGGCTGTTCAGGATGTCCACATCCTGGTAATAGATGTTGGAGTCACCACCATCGACCAGCATGGCATCGATAATTTTCTTCGCCGGAGCGCGGTTTTTACGGCCTACAACCAGCGTGGTTGGACGAATGCCCAGTGGTGTTCCGTCTGAACGCTGCATCCCCTGGAGGGCTTCCACGGCTTTCTCGTAGTTCGCTACGGTCAGTGGCAAGCGAGAACCCACGGCGGTCTGCCAGAAACCAAACCCAACGTTGCAACGTCCATCAACGCCATACAGGAACTCGTTATTCAGGAACGTATGCTCGCTGTTGAGGTCATCCAGTGAGACGAACTTAAACGGACGGCGGTTCTGATACAGGATGGGTTTCAGCACTTGAGACTCATCAATCAGGAACCACGGTTCACCGGCTTCCGCACCAGTGCCTACGATGTTGCTGTAGGTGCCCCCAGCCATCGGGTGATCGGTGTCGAAGAAGTTTTGCCCGTCAAAGCACAGCGTATTGAAGCCTGCAACCAACAACGGGAAGCTGAGCGTGTCCGGGAACTCGCTGACCTGACGGCCGAATGCCCTGGCAATAACGCTATATTGGCCAATCTGATCGTCTTCAATGTTTTCCCGCTTCACGCGGATGGAGCTTTCCCAGGTCTTATTGCTGATGGTGTAACCCTGCTGGCTCAGTACAGCGAGCTGACGGTCACTGACCCACTCTTTAATGCCTGGCAAATCCGTCAACCAGCCGTAGGTATTCGACGCCGAACCACTTGGCACTTCAGTGGCAATACGCAGGTATTGCGGTGTGACACCGGCCAGCCCGGTGGTAAACGCGGCGCTCAATGAGGTGGTAAGGGCGTGCAAAATCTCTGCATTAGGGGTTGGCATTGCGGTTATTCCTCAGTGGCTTTAGGTTTGGCGGCCAGGAACTCCGCTTCGGTGAGACCCATAGAGCGGCACATGGCCACCTCGGTCTCGGACAGTTCCTGCTTGTCTTTTTTACCCAGTACCTTCTTGGCCGGGTCGGTATTAACAATCACCGGCGCGGCTTGGGCGAACTCGCCAAACTGCTTGCGGCCTTCTTCGCTGCGGCAGGTGGCCAGGTACATATCGCGGTTGGCCGGGGCCACCTTGCCCGAGGCAATGGCGGCATCGACCAGGGCCTCAGCGTCTTTAACCGCCTGGTCATTCAACTTGCCTTCAGCGGTCTCGGCGCGGTTCAGCGCTAACTGGTAAGTATCCTTCGGCACAAAGGCGGTCAGGTCGGGAGTCTGCGCACGGTTCAGTGCCACTTGTTCTGCGTTCTTCAGGCCCTGGATGGCAGTGACACCACTTTCAACGGTGGCGTCTGCACCCAGGCCCAACGCGGCTGCAATTTCAGCAGGCATTGTCATATCGGTTCTCTCCGAGTTAAGGGCAGGCATATCTAAATTGGGTTTATTGGTCAGGCCAGAGCTAGACAGTCTGGTTACCTGACCTTCGCTATTGAAATGAAATGCAGGGCTGTAATAACGGTATGAGCGGCCCTGAACCAACTTGGCACCGTCAGCATTCCAGCTAACTTTCGCCATGATCCAGGCACCGTCAATCTTGAGGTCTTCAATCCAGGCCAGTGCCGGAGCCGGTTCACCTTTCGGGCCTTTGACTTCCGTCGCGTGCTCAATGTCGAAAGGGATGAACGTGCCGGTCAGTGATTTGGCAATCACTGCCTCCGGGGCATTGTTAACCCAAGAGCGGCCATCGCGGCCCGTAAACACACCAATTGGCAGTATGGGTATCCACTCTGGCAGTTTGTTATCAACCGAATCAAACGGCAGCTCGAAACAGAGCGCCAGGGTATTTACAGGCATGGGTCAATCCGCATTAGAAATCATGCAGACAGTGTGATGCTAATGGGGGAGAAAGGCGGATTAACCGCTTTCCCTCTAAATGAGGGATGGAACCGTGTTTAAAACACGTTTAAAAGCGCGCAGAAACGTTTAACAAATTTTCTACGCGCCATCGTACCACAAGCCACGATAACGTCACCACGGCGGTTTTGGGATGCCGAACAGCCCAGCGACTACTGGGTGTCGAATGCCTGCTGCTTGGCCTGGAGCTGGCGCTCCAGTGCAGCAGTGCGACTGATACCGGGATTGTAGTTCCAGCCAGGGTCGATGCCTTCGGGAACAAGCTCTTCTTCACCGGTGCGCTTGTTGAGCCACTTCGTATTTTTGACCGGCGGTGCCTGGGTCTTTAACGGCACCTTCGAACGGGTCACCTGGCCGGTAGGCTGACCGTTGCTGTCATACACTGGTGCGGTGTCCGTCACGCCGCCCTGCACCATCTGGTCATACTCGTACTTGCTGACCTGGCGAGTGCCACATTTACACCCCCAGCCGTTCGGCCCCATGTGCGTGAGCCAAAATGGGTGATCCACAGGTAAACAGATATTAGCCCACTGGAGGTGATCAACACGGTGCTCTCTGGATGGCCCCAGCGTGTAAAGCAAATACGGCATTGCCCGCTTGGTGCGTTCGATGCGCTGCCACTGGCCCGCGCTGCGGGCGGTGCGCATATTGGTATTGTAGATGGTACGCAAGCGGCCCTCACTGCCGAGCTGCACGGTGCGGGTCTCGCCGGTTAACGGGTCATCCATCTCACGTACCCCCCACCAACCGCGCTTGACCAGTAGCGGCTCCAGCACCTTCTGGAAGTCGCGGAAGGTCTGACCATCGGCCAGGGCCTGGGTCACCAACGCCTTCACGTCACTGAGCAGATCGAGCTGGGTCATCTTGGCTACGGTAAAGGCTGCACCGTGCTCCTCCAGCCAAACGTCACGGTAGTCAAATCCGGGCTTGAGCGTTTTGGCCTTGAACCAGGCTAACGCCTCTTTGGGGATGATATCGGGAACTTTATCAACCATGATCTGCCCCCTCCTGACTCAAGAGGGTCAATCCCGCTACCTTTTTAAACTGCCGTACCAGGCTAAGTGAACTGGAGAAATACGGTACCGAATAACAAAATGAATCATGAAGCTGCGGGAAGTATTCCTTCGCCTTACGCTTACCCATCTGCTTTTCAATCTCTGCTACCCGTTTAGCGGGGTAGAGCTTGCGCTTTCTCTGGCTCCAGAATAAGCCGGTCAGCGGGTTGAACTGCTCGCTATCTTTCCACCCCCAGCCTGGACAGTGTTTATTGTCAAAGTACACAACCAGGTGTGACCGGCTTTCACTGACATGCTCACGAACAATCGAAATCTCCGTGCCCTGGTAATTAAACTGAACGTGACAAAATACCCGTTGTAAATCATCGGCGATTTTTTCGCATTGGGCTTTGCTGATTGTCTCAGACATCACTTACATCCCCCATACCCCGAGCCTGGAAACAAAGCTGGGTCAGGCCGTCGATAAACTCACTGGCATCCAGGCTGGCTTGCAACTCTGGTAAACGGGCCAGAAATTCTTCGTAGCTGCTGACCTCGTTAACCAGCGCCAGTACCGGATTGGTGAAGGCGGTGCCAACGCGTTGCCAGTCGCCGATCCCTTCGGCGGTCAGTTGGTCAATGTCATCCGGTGCAGACTGGCGATTCAGCGCCAGGCGTTCGCGGTTGAGGGCAGGCAGCATAGCGTAACCGCTCTGGTTGCCCACAGGTTGAAGGATATCGGAACCGGCCTCCGGTTCATCCAGGCCAAACTTATCACGCAATGACGACGCCTGGATTTTCATGCCCCGGTCAATCAGGGGGACAATCGCATCCACCATGGCCTTCAGGTCTTCCGGCTCATTGATACGCAGGCAGACTTTCGGGTAATTCGCCTGGGGGCCATAGTTCAGCATGATGAACGGACGCACCAGGAACTCGTTAAGCGTGTTCTCCAGTTGGCGTGCATCCCACTTGGCGATATCCATACGCACCCGGTCATGCACGTTAGCCTGACTCTGGCTGCTGCCGTTGTCGGTGGTCATCGTCTGACCCAGCACCGCCTTGCTGGTCTGGGCGTCACACCATTCGGCCATGCCTTTGAACAGATCACCACCGCCCTGGCGGCTGGCCGTCTCAACCATGTCCACCTGCATGGTGGAGGGAATAGCGCACCCTGCATCGGAAGCCAGAGACGCGATAGCGTCAATCAGGGTTTGGATATCTTCAGCGCTGGCGTTATTGCCATATTTGCCGATGGTGATCGGCAAACCAAACTTCTCACCGAACGCCCACCAGTCCCGCACGGTGAAGGATTTCAGCATGTACATCACAGCCACCAGACGTGCCAGACCGTTACGCAGCGGCAGGCCGGACTTCAGGCGAGGCTGATGGATTAAGTATTTATACGCAGACAGCGGTTCGCCGTTGAATGGCTCCGCCTCGGTTAGCACATGCACCTGACGCAAGGTGTCGGCGTCCATCTTGAGAAAACGTGGATCTACCCAGGAATAGTCACGCGGCATCCACGGCACCGTTGAGGTATCCCACAGAATTTCTACTACCCCGATACCTTTTCCCAGGCCATCAAGCAGATCAAACAGTAGCTCAGGGATTTGCGGCCGCTCAATCATCACCCGAACGGCATCCGCCAACTCAACATCGCGGGCGTCGTCGCTGGCGGCTTCTACCGTCGGAACGATACCGGCCACGGTGAGCTTGCGGGTGCGCAGCACACTGGAGTAGTGGAGGTCTCGCTCTTCCATCTCTTCGGCCAGGATGAAATAATCCAGCGCGTTGCCGTCGGCCGCATTGCGCAGTACACCGGCCAGGCGCTTTGGTGTGACGGTGCTGGCCACACTGATACCGGCATTGGCCCGGCGAGTACCAGTAGCACGGGCACGGGTCTGTTCTTCCTGAAGAGCCTCCGCTTTGACTGTGACTTTCTCGCCAGTCGCCGGATTGAACAGGTTACGGATGGTACCGGTCAGCTTATTTAACATTACAGTAGCCCTCGCTGATTCTTCAGCCCACGGGTGGTTCGCACCTGGCGGCGTTCATCACGGTCTTCCGGCCGTTCAGGTTTGTTGAGACGATGCAGCTCATAGCGGCGGCAGTCCTCTTTGCTGGCCAGATAGGCCAGAAAAATCGCTATTGCGGCATCGCCGTGACGTTTTCTGCCATCGCTGCCAGTAGTGCGGCTGTCGTCAATGCCGGGTACGCCGCGTAACATCTGGATCGCGCCCAGGTCATTGATCACATCTTCGTGCTTCGGAAGGATTAACTCGTCATCTTCAAAAGCGGCTTTAAAGCGCGGCATATTCTCGCGGTAGTGCGGAACCGACAACATCACCTGTTCTACTTCACTGCCATAGCGGTAGGCTGCTTGCTCAGCCAGGTACTGGCCATTACCCCGTGCATCGAGCTTGATCCCGTCACGGCGCGGCAACCGATCACAAATAAAGTACAGCGCCTGCTCTTGCTGCTTAAATGGCACATTGGCCAGCTCGACCAGGAACGGTACCGTGCGGGTGGTGTCATCGTTAACGGTGATAGGTGCGAACACCGTCAGGTCACCGTTGCGTGCAAAGTCTTCCCCCAGCGCATGGCGCAGGTGCGTCGGCAAGAGGTTGAGTTCCGGTAAAAGCGTCTGTTCCAGCCACTCCTGCATCTCCAACGCCCGCAGAGACTCAGGCAAGGCATTGAACTCGGCAGTACCGCTAAAGCGCAGAACGGGGCCAGTACCACAGGCTGCACGTTCGCGAACGGACCGTGGCAGGTAGGTGCCGCTACCGTTTTTAGGTACGCAATAATATTCCTCCAGGGCGTCATCTTGTGTGGCCGTATCGCGTAGCAGGTCGGTTTTCCACTGGTCTTCGGCGGCCTGGCTCCACTCCCGTTTTTTTACCTGGCAGATACGCTTGTACAGGCCATCGCGGCAGGCATCGTCCAGCGTGATGGTGTGGACGGAGTAGCGTTTTTTCCCGGCGCGGCTGTCCTGGATCAACTCATTGAAGAGGTTATCCGTACCGTTATGGGTACTGATAAGACGGACTTTCGCCCCCCACATGGTGAGCGCCAGCGCCGCCTTGAGGACTTCCGCCAGGCGCTCATGGAAAGCTGCCTCGTCGATAGTCACGTTACCTTGCATACCGCGCAAGTTGCTGGGGTTACTGGATAACGCCTGAACCTTGAACCCGCTGGCAAAGTAAATGACAAAGGTCAGAATGTCCTTGTCATCGTCCACCAGGACTTCTTCGCAAACGTCTGCCGCTGCCAGGTCATAGGCTTTGGCCCACATTGCCGCCGCATCGATAAACTCACGCGCCATCTCTTTATTGGAGCCAACATAGAAGTGGTTGGTGCCACCGGACGATTTTGCTTTGGCTGCGGTAAGCGCACCGTCAGCGGCTTCCGCCCAGGTGATACCGGTACGGCGCGATTTCTCCGCAATTTTCAACGGTGAGTCATCGGCGATCCAACGCCGCTGATAACCAAGGAGGACTTCATTTTCATCAAAGTCCTCCCCACCGGTAATGCTCGCTGTAATGGCGTTTAAACTGGCTAGTAACATCACACGATCCCCAGTATCTGGCGTTTGATATCCGCTGCTTTATCTGCGGACAATCCTGCCTGTGAAACTATTTTTTCCGTTGTGGCTGCGATTTCTTCGGCAAATGCCTGGCGAATTTCTTTCTCGCGCTTATGGCTGACCATCTGCGCTGCCTCAATGCGCTGCGCTACCAGAGCTAGCTGGCCCAGCGCTTTTGGTTCCACGGTGCCTTCCTCCTCTGCCAGTGACATCGAGGTTTCAAACGCCAGGGTTTTCACAAACTCCATCAACAACTTGCCGACGTCTGACGTCGGCGCGGTACCCAACTTAGCGGCCCAGATTTCCGCCATCTCGCGGGAGGCACGGATTTTAGAGCCGATGGCCTCCATCCGGCTGGCGTAGCGGTTCAGGCCCGTGCGGCTGAGCTGCATATCGTCCGGCAGTTCATGCTGGTCAATCAGCTCGTTGATAGCCTCGCGTATTTGTTCCTGGGTGTGACGCTTGTCACGCAACATCCCGTGAAGGGCATCGCGTATGCCTTCCGGCAACAGGTCAATCTTTGACGGACGGCCACGGGTCGGCTTTTCATCGGCCATGCTGGCTCCTTTCGCGCTCAAGCGCCGCAAGCATGCCTTTGCGGCGTTTGATGATGACACGCTGCAATGCCTTCCAGGCACGGTCAGACCCCGGGTTATCCCTCAGCACCTGCGCAAGGTAACCTTGCTCCACGATCTCGCTGTAGGGTTTACCCATTTCCTTTTCTAAGAAGGGCTTTAACACATCGCGTTCGATTTCAGAGGCGACAAAGAACGTCGCCAGTTCATCCAGGAACGTCCGCACGGCGGCGGTGTAAGGTTTGGTCTTGGCCATAGTTACCCCCGCGCCCGTGGCTTTTTGACACCAGGCACGATGGCCCGGCCGTTGGCCACATCGTCGCCGCGCCCGGTGACCGTCGCGACATAACAACCGGCTACATCACGCAGACTGACAAGACGCTGCTCCGCCAGCCAGGCCAGATGCGTGCGTACCACATCGCGGGATGCGCTATGGCCATACGCCTCAAGGCAGGTTTGCAATACCGATTCGTTCGCGCTGTCACCGCATTCCAGTAAGGAACGCAGGATGACCAGCCGCTGATCACTATCAAGAATTTCTCGCATGGCCATGGCCTCACTTATCCTTTAATTCATTTTCCAGCAGGAGATCGCTGACGTGTTTCACCTGGCGAATGGCCGGGCCGAGTTCGCGCAGATCACCGCGCAAATGACTCATTTCAAGCTGCAACTGGTGCAGGTCTTTCTGGCTGGGTAATCCTGCAATAGTGTTTTCCATTGACTGCATACGGGCGCGGAACGTATCCAGTTCCTCGCGCTTCACATAGGTCTTTGCGAGCAACAACTGGATCACGTTGATACCCGACATAAACAGCGCCCAGATAATGGCCCAGTTACCTTTGACGACTTCCCAATCCACGCTGGGCCTCCTGTAATTCTCTGATTTCCTGACAGGTCACACAGCAAACGGCATCAGGTAACAGCGCCAGCCGCTGGGCGGGAATGTCGGCCCCACAGTCATTGCAATATCCGTAATCAACAGAGGCCTCTTTAACGCGGTTTACATGGGCATTTAACGCCCGTTCACGCTCACCCATCTCCAGCTCGCTGGCGCGGTCAAAAGCATCAGCCATTACTTGACCACCGGGAGCTTATGTTTACTGGATTTGCTGTAGCGGGCGAACCCGTCCAGCGTGCGGAACCCGAGATAGCCGAGTGCAGGTGTGGCCAGCATTAGGGCAATATCCCAATCCGGCTCTGGCATGGTCATGGCGTGGCCCATCGCCGTAGCGATGGCGGCCGCTTGCTGGCCGACTGCCATCAGCAGGACATAGATAACGGAGCTGTAGAGCGACAACCGGGCCATCAACGGTCGGGTCCGACGCACATACTCATCCACTGAATCATCGCCGTTGCGGATGGTTTCCTGTTGTTCGTGGTGCGCCGCCTGCTGGTCTGCCAGGTGCGCTTTGTCTCGCTCAAGCTGGAACTGCTCCAACTGCACCTTCAGCCCCTCTAACTTGACGAGCTGTTCCGGTGGCAACTGCGCCAGCTTTTGCTCCAACACCCGTTGCTGGTCTTGCGGATTGACGGCGCTGTTGACAGTTTCGACAATCCCGGCCACGGAATCCGCCGCTTTTGCCGCGTCACCGCCGAACCAGCTACCGACAGAGCGCAGAACGGAAGGCCCAGCCTTCATCAAAACCCCTGCGAGGGTTGAAATCGTTATCGGATCCAATTGAGCATTCCCCGTTGTTTAAGCTGGTACAGCGCCATGAATGCGGTAACTACCGACAGTAGCGACAGAGGAAGACCCACCCAGCCGATACAGCTATAGGCTGAAACTGTGCCCAGGCTAACCAACATCCCGCCGATACCGCCAAAGAGGCACGACAGAAAGAGAGAAAAGAAGTAGTGCCCCAGATTTTGCATGACCGCCAAAACCCAAACGACGGTACCAGCGAACACCCACCACCACAGCCCAAAGGCAAGTTTATCCAGGGAAGCGCATAGCCCCATTGAGAGGGCCAGTAGTACCAACACTGACCAAGGCGAACTAATGAGTTTTAACATGGTGTTTTTCCTTGTAACGCTGGCATTCCCAGGCGATATCTCTGGGGCCAACTGATTCCCAGCCTCTTTTGTAAAAGCTGGCATGAGTCCCATCACAACCCCGGTAATCCACCGGGGTAGGCTTTGGGCCACCGGCCATGCGGTGAAGCACCTCTTTTTTAAGGCGATCACGCTGACCATGGAGGAATGACGCATCCCAGCCTTTACCCATGATTAACTCCGCGCCACGGAGACAGAACCGCCAACAACTTCCCAGGCGACATTGGTCACGCTGTCCAGGCGGTTGAACCAACCGTTAAGGTATTTAGCCTGGGAGGGATTGGCCTTGATGATGTCGGCGTAGTAGCGAGCACGGCGCAACAGATAGCGAGCGAGAAGCCATTCCGGATCAGCACTGATAACGGCGACGGTAGTCTTAGGGCCAACGATGCCATCCGCTGTAACACCCACCGCATCCTGTAACAAGGAAATGGCTTTTTTGACACCGTGCTGGACAGCAGAATCGAAGACCAGCAGCGAAATACCATCAGGCCAATCCGGGCAATAGGAGGGGTACCAATAGTCGCGGAAATAAATCTGACTGGCTTGTGTGAGGGTTAAATCTTTAATACGGGTATCAGGCTTACCGTCGCCATCGACATCGGTCATGCCATCAGCAATACCGTCACGCTTATCGGAAATACCGTATTTGGTTTCGCCGCCCTTGTCGGTGGGGTCATTGACATAACCGCCTTCTTTGCCAAGGACAAAAGCAATTGCGTGATTAAACGCTGGGGTGGGGATGAATTGGCTCACATTTGCACCTCTGGAAGTCTGACTGGATAACGTAATCAGTAGAATTCCATTGTGCGACAGGCATAAAAAAAGCCGGATTAACCGGCTTCATTGATACTTTACATCATATTATTTTTCTTTGATTGAGCAGGCGTAAGAACTTAGATTTGAACCCACTCTTCCCATCTGCACTTCGAATTTATATCCATCTATTATTTCAGTGTCACGATAAGTATTGTCAACAGGCTTCGAAGATGCAGCCCACTTAAAAGCATTCGCAACAATCTCAAAATCCTCTTTTTTGTCACGCGCAATAACACCCTTCACGAGCTTATAGCATAAGCCTAATGCGGAAACCCCTTCAAATGCCGGGTCGTTAATATCTGATATTGAAATCACCCCAGCCTGTCTCACACCGAGAAGCCATGAGCTTTTAAGAATATTGTCAGATGTGCTGGCGGTATATACCTGCACACCATCCACAACATTTCCCTTCTCCCAATCTCCCTTATCAAATACACCCATTTTATCAAATTGGGAGATTAACACTTCGTTGGATGGAAGATGCCTTTTCTCAGATTTAACGAAAAAAGATGCGACCCAAACCAAGAAAACTACACACAATAGATTACCAATAAGTTTCATACATTATTCCCTGTCAAATAAACTGTACTGATGTTTTTTCAATTCCAATCGTCTCATTCTCTTGATGGCTTTATACACCGTTTTATAGGTTACGTGGTAGCGATCAACCAGCTCAGGCACGTTAGCACCCGTGAAGTCACGCCAGATATGCATGTCACGAACAAGGTATTCTAACGCCTGACCTCGCGGAAAATATACCTGCATGCCGCCAATCTGTTTGCTAATGGCAACAACAAGCTCAAGCGAGTGACGCGGATCATAGCCCAACCTGACTAACTCTGTACGGAGCAGCACGTTAAGATCAGCCAAAAGCGCAGGGAAACGAGTACCTTCGCCTGCATCATCAAGATGACTGAGTAAGCTATCGTCTTGCGCATCATCAAATAAATCAAGGTTGTCACCCATTTTTACCCCCTTGAGTACGCTCAAGCCATTCCGGGCCACCAGGCAATTTAGAGACGTCCTGGCCCATACGCTGCATCTGAGCCAGGTAGTCATCACGGTTGCGGTCATGATCGGTTACACGACTGCTTTCATCCCGTTCACGGGCCGCGACATTGCTGGTCTGTGCAAATATCTGTTCGGATGTGCGGTACACCTCGAGCAGATAACGGTGATTGTTCAACGGTTTTTTGTCGCCGTTATGGCGTTTGGATCGGATGCGTTCGACGGTCTCACTCAATGCATGGGTCAGAACGCGGCTGGGGTGATGCTGCTCCAGCACTTCTTTAACCAGCTTTACCGCGCGAGAGTTAGACAGGTTCGATTTCTCCGCGCGAAAAAGGCCGATATACGCCACCATAGCCTTCGCTGCCGCGCCGGGCAGTTTGGTCAGAACAGCCAGCAATTCACGACCTGCGTCATCTTCCAGCAATGCGTCAAGATGCAGGTCGGAGTGACACACTGGACAACGGGCAATTTTCATAAGCTGTCCTCATAGGCATCAACAATAACGTCATATTCCCGTGACTCGAAACCCGTTCGCGGGTTTGCTGGATAAGGTTTATGCCGGGCCAGCATGGATTCCAGCATTAAGCGGATGTGCCACTGTTTAATGCACTCCAGCACCCGGAATGCCAACCAGCCATCAAGCCAGCCCACCTCATCAACACCTACGCCCTTATTGAGCTGGGAGGTCATGCGCTTCACATAGGCATTCAATGCCAGCTCGCTGTCGCTACCAACAAAACCATGGCGGAACATGACGAACCAGATGGCGCGAATTTTAGAAATTTCCTCAACACGTGGGTTGCCTTTTGAATTGGGTTTAACGCGTGGTGGAGTCTTCTTAAACGAGCGTTTAAACCCGCGTTGCTGCAATTCGGAATAAACGCTCACCAATTCGGCATGGGTCATTTTACTGCAACTGGTTTTCCCATTGGCAGTATTACCCAATAATACCCGATAGGTATCATCGTCCATTTTTAACTTGCCTTTGGCCACATGAATCAGCCTGATTAATTGCGGCTTATTCATAAAAACACCTCTCTATATCAGATTTTGGCGTAAGCGCGCCCCGGCGCGACTACGCCAATAAATTGCAAAGGTGATAGTTAAGCTGCGGTCAGCGCAGTAACTTTAACGAAATACGGAGCTTTATTAATTTCTACGACAGTGCCAGACTTTTTAAAGTCTCGCGCTGCCCCCAGGGTTTTCACCAAAATAAAACATATTTCCCTATCGGGTTGATAACGGAAAACCGTCCCAGCCTTATGCTCTCGATTAAATTCTTTGGCGCTGATTGGCTGCATATTAAACCCCCGCGATATCCAGGCTGATTTGCACATATTTGCCGTTGGGTTGGCGCTCGTAAATTCGCAGGTACTGACTGGTGCCCGTCACTTGGATGGAGTCGGCGATAGCATCCATCGCTTCCTGCCAGCGAGAATCATCAATATCAATCTGGCGCAGGCTCAGCACCTCGTTAACATCAATCCGGCCTTGCTTGTTGACACGAAAAGCATGGTCAACCAGTGCTTTCAGGTTGTCGCTCGCACCGTCAGACCACTTGATAACACACTCATCAATCAGCTTTTTCGCCGCCTGAATTCGCTCATCGAAAACGCGGTGGTCACCAACAGCGCGGAGGATTTTGAACTGACCATCAAAGCTCGGCAAGGTAACGTTACCCTTAGTGCCACCGTATTCCACACCGTACTCCTGTGAGGACAGGTCGATAAAATCGCCAATTTGCTGCATGGATGCAACTTTGAAGTCGGCCATGGCCTGACGCACGACTCTTGCAGCATCGACAATGCCCAAAACAACGTCGTCGCGCAGCTTATCGACCGGGCGGATCAAGTTTTCAGGTACCAGGTGGCCCTGGGCGTTTGTACGGTAACCGGTTTGTTCAATTTCTTTATTCATAATTACCTCAGTGAATACGTTTTAATTTTTTTCCGCCAAGTTTTTTAACCACGGCATCAACAAGTTTTCTTTGGCTTTCTGGAAAACCAGCCATGTAAGCATCCTGGAATTCTTTTGTATTCGTTCCCTGTGCATAGCTCACATCAATTTCTTGCTTAATTTGGCCAGCATCGGTAACAAAAAAAGATACTTTCATTTCCATAAACTTCTATTTAGTCATAATTATCTCCAGTAAATAACGCAGCCCTGAATTGTGGCGGCAGAAACAGAATGATAGTTGTGGGCCTTACGCTTCAGGTCAGCGTCTGGTGCCATCACTTCAACGATTGGCTGTGAGCGGTTGACGTTCACATGCTTGATCTCGACATTGCGGCGTTGCAGCCAGCCCAGTGCGTTTACCAACTTGGTCGGGTTAATCATACGGAGACTCCTTCCAGATCTTTAACAGCGGCGCGTATATGCTTTTCACTGAGTTTTTCATTGCTGCCATGGGCGAACATTGCCGCCAGGCGGAGCGTGTGGGAAATGGTACGCAATGCACCAGGTTTCTCGGCTAACGCGTGGATCAATTCCCGTTCAGGCTTATTATCCAACGCCCACGCATCGGCGATGGCTTCCACATCGGCCTTCTTGGTTTTCAGGATGGATACCTTTTTAGCTATACGACTGAAAAGACGCGCAAAGTCCATATTGCGGCTGTTACCACCCGTGAGTTTTCCATAAATCTGATGGTTACCCACTAACGCCAGACCCACACCGGTTTCTTCCTGCAAGATGCGCAATTCTTCCAGCACGGAATAATCCAGGTGGTCGGCTTCATCGACCAGCACTACACCGTTGGTACCACGCAGTTTACGGCGGATAGCACGGCCTAACTGGCCAGAACGGCGAGGTGCATCGCCAATACCCAATTCCAGCGCCAGCTCATACAGGCACTCGCTGAGACTGGAGCGGGACGGGGATACAGTAATCAGCCATACGTTGGGCCGGGTGGCGGCAAACTGCTGGAGCGCACGGGTTTTACCCACGCCAGAGTTGCCGTAAATCACGGCGATGCACTGCGCCAGTTGCGCGTATTGCAGCGCATCCCAGATTTGCTTCACGGTACGCGTAGGGATGAAGTCCGGCGCAACGGGCATTTCGGTGGTGCGACGACGACGGTTTTCCAGCCACACGCTTAAATTGGTAGCAACCTTGTTATTGTCGCCGCGATATTCGCCACTGATGAACTGTGATATCGCCCCTGGAGAGATACCCACTTCACGGGCAACGGATGCATACGTGATGTCCGAGTTTTCGACGGTAGAGCGAATAGCATTGCGGACTTCAATAATTCGTTCTTGCTGTTGTTCTAATTCAATTACATTGGTCATTATATTTCTCCATTAAATCTGTTTATTCTGAAATTCGTTATATAGGTGGCTGATTGCATTGCTAAAGGCGTCTTCGGTTTCGTCGTCTTCAATCTGTTCCTCCACAATCTGCCGCCGCATGGTGTTACCTACAGGGCGCAGGATTTCGACCACCCTGGATTCTGGCGGGGCTGGCGGTACGGTTTCTGGCATAAGCTCGGCGGCTTCCAGCGCTGACATGCGCTTGGCGGCTGCGGCAGCTTCTTTGGTGCGTTTAACAAACTGGGTACGGTTGCGATTGTGCTCACGAGCCGCCTGGGTATCGCCAAAGCCGGTTTTCTCTATACAGGTTGCCTCGCAGATAAAACGACCATCCAGCGTGTAACACAGGACGCTCTGATGTAGGTTCTGCGGGTCGAAACGCACTACAACCTTATTCGGCTTGACGCCCAACAGGCGCTCGCTGAAGTAACGGTTTTTGCGGGCCTGAACCTTACCGCCAGCGTCCATCACAAAGGTGCCTGACTCGCTGATGCGAACCGCTTCGGCTGGTAACAGCAGCAAACGACGTTGTTCTGGTGTCGCCTTGCGAATAGTGGCTTGCTGGTAGCTTTCCTCGAACGCCTGATCAAACGACAGAATGCCCCGGCACATCTCGGTATTACGGTTAGGCTGACGGTTCCAAAACGCGATCCCCTCGGCCAATACCTTCAGAAAGTCCTCTGCATCAATCACCCGGTCACCGTAATTGTCCGGCTTATCCATCGGGCTGGGGCCTGTGTGAGCACCGGCCAGCGCCGGGTGTTTATCGACGGTTTCACCGAGACCACCGTGAGAGAAGGCGCGTTCTACCGGCTTCGCCTGCCCATGGCCGCGCCCAAACAACACGCTTGTCCAATGCAGATCGATACCCAGCAAAGGAATAATCCCTTTCGGGTCGTCCTCTTTGATTTTAAAGCGGTAACGGTTAGGAACGCCGCCCGTAGTCCATTTGTTCGCTGCTGCCATCGTGTTATCGATTGTCAGTTTGCGAGGGATACCAAAACGCTCAATCATGTCGGAAAGGGACAAACGTATTGAGTCGCTGTTCTCGCTGACGTCGGTACGCCATGCCAGGATTTTTCGGGTTTTAACATCCTGCCAAATCCAGGTCTTAGGGCGGATCACTTCACCATTGAACCAGCGCACGAATACGTTGTGTTGATAGCCATCACCGTTCACCCACTCCATGGCCGTCAAGTCGGCAACGGTACGCTCTTGGGAAGGGAACAGACGCATGGCGGCATGTTCCCCTTCGCGCAGCAGTACGCGCTGCTCAACAGGAACCTCGCGTTCCAGCTTGCGACGGATGGAAGACAGGCTTGGGATAGCCCATGCACGAGCCTGGGCAGTCTCAACCAAGCGCCCATAGGCTGTGCGCAATGCCGGGCGCTCAGGGCGCAGGAAATCAGCCAGGAAGAAATCCCAAGCCTCCTGATCACAATCAGCTTCTTTCTTACGGCGGGTTTCAATACTTTTGCCGTATTGGCCCAGCAGTGCCACCATCCAGTCTTCACGGGCAAACTTACGGGCGGTGTAGTACCAGCGCCGTACAGATGCAACGGAGGTATCGTGAGTCTCGGCCACGGCATCAAACGCGGTAACTACATCAATGCCGGTATCAACCAGTGCGGCAACGGCCTGAATTGCTTCGGTCTTTTTCTGGGCAGCCAACCGCTGCTTTTCAGTCGCAGACTCCCAATGGTGCCAAAGGACTTCACGGCAGTATGAATCCTGTTTATCCCTCTTAATTTCATAAGACTTATTGCCAATTTTTATAATGCCGGTTTGCTTCATTACCGCGGCACGGGTATGAGTAGGGAGGCAGCTAAAATGATATTCCAATGCCTTTGAGCCTTCGCGCTTTCTGCTCAGCTCCGGTTTGGCCTGCACCAAGCGTTCCAATGTGTCTCTTGCTCTTCTCGGCGTTGATGGCATACCAGTCATGCCAGCCAATTCGTTAGCACTAAACCATTCCATTGCTATCACCCCATATTCACTTTGCTGAGATAACGACTTGGCCAGATAAGTGCGGGAACAACGCCGATGGCTTCTGCAATCAATCTTTCCCCCTTCGGCCATGGACGATCTAACGCATTATTGAGTGTTCTGGAGTTTAATCCTGCGTCCCTTGAGACTCTTGCCAAAGAAGTACCGCGTTTTCTTAACGCCGCGATGATGTCAGCTCGATGCCAATCACTTCCATCGGACACACTTTTCTGCGATGCTAGCGAGTTAATCACTGTAATAACTCCATATGTTAATACCTAGTAATAAGACGATAGAGACAAAAAGGACGCAAGTCAACATTAATACGTCCGTTTCGTCTCTTTTGTTTATTAAGTATTCACCCCTTACGTGACAAGGCTCAAGCTATGAAAGAGACAGAGAACAAAGAAAAGGACGTAACGTCCCTTTCTGGCGGCGAGAAAAGGACGCCAGAGGTAGAGCTTAGCGAAAAATTGCGGGCACCTTGGGTTAGTGCTCAGGATGTCGCTGGCCTGCCTGACGTTCCAACAACGGCCAGACGGGCGCGAGACCTTTTAGAAAAAGCCACTATGGATAGGCCTTTGTTAAAGCGGAAAAGGAAAGGGACGAAAGCGACGGAGTATCATGCATCTACGTTACCTATAGCCGCTATACGTGAACTATTACGCCTACAGACTGAAAGCAAAGGTGAGCTAGCTCATGAGCCTTCAAGCTCTGAGAATGCGCCGAATGCCAGTAGCAATGAATATACGTTCACCGATTTCCTGGATGAGTTCGCCTTAATACCAGGTTATAGAGTTCAGGTTTCTGCTGGTCATGGTACTGTTGGAGATACAGGAACTGAGCCTTGTCGCCATTTAGCGTTTCGACGCAAGTGGATGAGATACAGAGGTTTTAAGGAAGGTGAGCTAGTTGTTGTTTGGGCTAAAGGTGATTCGATGGAACCGACGATCAGCAATAACAATACACTACTGATCAATACAGCTAAAACCAGACCTACTGACGGTAATATTTATGTTATTCGTCAAGAGGATATGCTGTGGGTCAAAAGAATTCAGGTTCTACTTGATGGCTCATGGTTACTGATTAGCGACAACTCATCATATAAGCCCCTAGAAATCAAACCTGATTCGATGCATAACCTCCAAGTTATCGGACAAGTCGTGAACATTGCAAAGGACATTGGTGACTGATTTAAACACCTTTTAAACGAACTTATGCAGGTCTTCGCCTTTATCAAATTAAGTGGTCAACTAATTCGATCTGCATTTGTTTTCTCATTTTTGTTCTTGCTGTTTTTTTTGCTCTAACAGCGCGACTCACTTCCGCAATTCCTTGAGCCATATGGGTTTGCTATCCCACTTGTTCCCGAAAATTTCCGCCAATTCCCTTATTTCCCTTTATCATTCTTACTGACCCATAACAATGGCCCTGACGCACCAGTTTTGTCGCTTCAACAGGATCGTTAACCCCTGGCACTTTGCCATCGCGAATTTTGTTCTGCATAGTTTCAAGTGCTTTTGCATACTGGTCTTTAGGCACTTCAAGCTGCATCGGTGTGCCGTTACTGTCATAGTAACGATACTGACCATTCTGCCCATCAAAACCCGCCCCTACGCTGCGCGCTGCAGTCGCACAATACTTTGTTTGGATCTCAGTACCATTAACCAGCCTATCTGCTCCATTTTTTGCATTGTCGTCACCGAGAATATGTGAGTCTTTCAGACGTGCTTTGTCGACCAGATGATTTCCTCGTTCAGCTGCAAAACCATGTCCTTGTCCACCCGTAGCAAACATTTTTTCATTGGTATTCCAGACTTCTGGCAACGTCATGAGTATCAGGCCATTCATCGCTGCGCTGGAAATAAACTCAGCCTGTGGTCTCTCATGGATTTCCAGACATAGTTTTTCAGTTTCCCGACAGACATCAGAGCAATACCATTCATGGTTTACGTGCTCAGTACCATTCACACTTCTAATATCACTCAAACCGCATGATGTGCAGGTACAAAGTTCATCTACATAGTGGAATGAGACAAATTTTCGTCCGTCTGAAAACGAATAATAACTCCCACAATCGAGATAACGATTCAGGAGATCATCGTTTGCAGCGGAAGGTAAATTTAGTCGATTGGCGAAAAGGCTTTTCAGCTCATCGGAAGAGTGAGTTAGCTTGCTGTTTAATCGTTCATTGAATTCAGCCATTTTTGTTTCATACCAGGCATCATTCAATAACCAGTTTTCGCCCGCCAATTCTTGTTCACGCGTATCGCCCTGCAAAATATATTGCGAGACCAGCTTCAGATAAATACTTTCGATTAATTCTGCTGAGAGGTTACTTCCTTGTTTTAGCTCTGCCAGCCATCCTCGGCTATTGATTGCTTTTTGTTCCTTCAATCCTTCGTTGATAGCAATCGCTAATTTCTTGAGTTCCTGAATCTGATTTGCCGCATAGAACTGCGTCAGCAAGGCTGCTATCCAGTAAAGCAAACCAGCCCACCACATTAGCGAAGATGAGATATTGTATTGCCATGCGATAAATGGAGTTGCAGCAGAACAGGTCATCAAAAAATAAGAAGTATAGAAACAGCAATAATACTCATTAATTTTCCTGGCAATGTCGGCTGATGTAAGCCCATTTCTCAGAATTGCTCTGGTTTGCACGGGCAGCGCTAGCAGGCCTCCAGCAAATGCGGCAGTTAAAATGAACTTCATTGAGTCAAAGGTATGGGCTTCATAGGCGATATGTTTGCCGTCAAGCCCCCACATAAAGCTAATGATCAT